CCTGGTGAGATTCTGTATCCGTTCAAGTTCGGTACTCAGAGTCCTGAGAACGCAGCAACCGCCAGAGAGTTTGAAAGAATGTTGTTACAAGCAACAGGTACTTTAGACAGTCAAGGCATGGTGTCTGCAGCTTCTCGTGACAGCACTGGTCAAGGCATGTCTATGGCGATGGCTGGAATCATCAAGAAGTACAAGCGTACATTGACTAACTTCCAAGAAGACTTCCTAATCCCATTGATTAAGAAAGCTGCTTTCCGTTATATGCAGTTTGACCCTGAGCGTTATCCTTCTGTAGACATGAAGTTCATTCCTACAGGTAACTTAGGCATGATGGCTCGTGAATACGAACAGCAACAGTTGATTGGTTTGTTACAGACACTTGGTCCTGACACTCCTGTACTACCTGTTCTTCTCAAAGGCATCATTGGTAACTCTAGTTTGTCTAATCGTGCTGAGTTAATGACTACTTTAGACCAAATGAGTCAACCAAGCCCTGAGCAACAGCAGATGCAGCAGATGGCTCAACAGATGCAGATGGAACAGTCTCAAGCAACTACTGCTTCTCTACAAGCTAGAGCACAGCGTGACCAAGCAGAAGCTCAAAAGACAGTGGTTGAGACCCAATTACTGCCTGAAGAGCTAAAAGCTAAGGTAATCAGCTCATTGTCTACCAACATTGAGGGCGAGAACGCTGATAAAGAGTTCGAGAAGCGAGCCAAGATTGCTGAGTTGATGCTAAAAGAGAAAGACATCAACAACAAAGGCAAGATTGTTGAGCTACAGATGCAGAAAAACAACAATTTACAGTAAAAACACTTGACAAAACAGGTGTAAGTGTTGTATAATAGCGACATATTTAATTAGTTTCTCCATAAAGGACAAAGAAACATGGACAAGAAGTTACAAAGCTATTATGAGAATCAATTCTCTATGATGACAACCCCTGGTTGGCAAGAGTTTATTGAAGATGCTGAAGAAATGTTCAAATCTATCAATAATGTGATGCCGATACAGACAGAACAAGAGTTACACCTTCGCAGAGGGCAACTAGACATCCTAAATTGGGTGATTAGCCGTAAAGGTGTAGCTGAACAGTCCTACGAGCAACTCATGTCGGGAGACACGGTAAATGCCTAGGATATTTGAATTCCAGTGTGAAGCTGGACATCTCACAGAGAAATACATTGGTTATGAGACAAGTGTAGTTCCTTGTGAGGCTTGCGGTAATGACGCTAAACGGATTATTTCTGCAGTCCGAATCTCGTTAGACGGTACAGACCCAGTGTATGTATCAGCTCACGATGCTTGGGCTAGGAAACATGAAGAAAAAGCAAAGCAGGAACGCAAGCAGAACGAAGCCTGAGACACCTCAAAAGAGCCTCAGAATATAAATCCTAAAATCACTTGATTCGGTGACAGGAGACTTTAAATGGCAGCAAACTTTATTGACCAAGACGAACTGTTTAATGGCAGTGAGCAAGAAGAAGTACAAGATGTTACAACCCCAGTTCCAGACTCTACAGGAGCGGACAACACTGAAGTGGTTGGCAACAGTGAACCCGAAGTAGAAGTAGAAGAGTTACCTGAGAAGTATAAAGGTAAGTCTGCTTCACAGATAGCAAAGATGCATCAAGAGGCTGAGAAGCTTATTGGTCGTCAAGCTAACGAAGTTCACGAAGTACGAAGTCTTGCAGACCAGTTATTAAAACAACAACTCGAATCTAACAAGAAAGTTCAGCAACAGCCGATTGAAGAATCGCTTGAAGAAGACTTTTTTGCAGACCCTAAACAGGCTGTTAACAGACAAGTTGAGAAGCACCCTGCAGTAATTGAAGCAAGACAAGCAGCACTTGAAATGAAGAAGATGAGAACAGCCCAGCAATTAACGGCTAAACATCCAGACTTTATAACTATTGCAAAAGACAATGGTTTCCAAGATTGGGTTAAATCTTCAGCAATTCGATTAAACTTGTTTGCTAAAGCGGATGCAGAATACGATTTTGAAGCTGCTGACGAGTTGTTATCTACTTATAAAGAGATTAAACAAATCAAAGCACAACAGGTTGTCCAACAGACAGCTCAGTCAAATGAAGTAGAAGCTAACGCACAGAAAGCTGCAATGAAAGCTGCAACAGTCGATGTTGGCGGTACTGGCGAGACAAGTAGAAAAGTATATCGTAGAGCAGACCTTATTAAATTGAGAATGACAGACCCTGACAGGTATGAACAAATGGCTGATGAAATCATGGACGCATACGCAACAGGAAGAGTCAAGTAATTTTAGTATTTAACTTAAACTTTTAAAGGAAATTTATCATGGCATTAGTAGGCGCAGCATATCCAGGTGGTTCAACCTCCGTAGTAACAAAAGCAAACGCAGACAAGTTCATACCAGAAATTTGGTCTGATGAAGTCATCGCTGCTTACAAGAAAAACTTAGTATTGGCAAATCTAGTTCGCAAGATGTCTTTCAAAGGCAAAAAAGGCGACACATTGCACATTCCTAAGCCAACTCGTGGTGTAGCTACCGCTAAAGCAGCTAACACTGCAGTTACCGTTCAAGCTGACACAGAGTCAGAAGTACAAGTTTTAATCAACAAGCACTTTGAATATTCTCGTTTTATTGAGGACATCGCTGCTGTTCAAGCTCTTTCATCACTACGCTCTTTCTACACAGAAGATGCTGGTTATGCATTGGCTAAACAAGTTGACGACGAGCTTATCGCTTTAGGTAAGACTTTTGGTGACGGTTCAAGTTCATATGTACATAGCAACAGCTACTTCATCGATGCAACTACTGGTTTAACAGCTTACGCTGTTGACACAGTAACTACATCTGATGTATTCACTGACGCTGGCTTCCGTAAGCTTATCCAGTTAATGGACGACGCTGATGTACCAATGGACGGTCGTAGATTTGCAATCCCACCATCATTGCGTAATGCAATCATGGGTGTGGACCGCTACAACTCTAGCGATTTCGTTGATGGTCGTGGTGTTCAGAACGGTCAAATCGGTAAGTTATATGGTATTGACATCTATGTGTCAAGCAATATGCCTACTATTGAGACTGCTGCTGACAACTCAGCTGGCGACGCTGTTAAAGCTGCTTTGTTGTTCCACACTGACACAATGGTGTTGGCAGAGCAAGTTGGTGTTCGCTCACAGACTCAGTACAAGTTAGACTACTTGTCAACTCTTTACACTGCAGATACATTGTTTGGTGTTAAGACAGTTCGACCAGAAGCTGGTTTCGTATTGGCTGTGAATGCTTAATTAAGCATTAAGATTCCCTACTTCGGTAGGGGTCTTTTTTAAGGGCTCTTAATTGAGTCTTTAAACAAGACACAAAGGATAATAAATGGCTATTTATCGTGGAGCAGGTGGTGCAGGTGACGCAACTGGTGACTCAGCCAGTGAAGCTTTATTAGTTCGTGAATTAGCTGCTGAAGTTACAGCTGACGCTGCTGCTGCAGAAGCTGCAAGAGTTGCTGCTGTTGCTGCTCAAGCTGCTGCAGAGACTGCAGAAACTAATGCAGAGACTGCTGAAACCAATGCTGAGACTGCAGAGACCAATGCTGAGACTGCACAGGCTGCTGCTGCTTCTAGTGCCAGTGCTGCTTCAACATCTGCAACTAACGCTGCTAACTCTGCTACAGCTGCTCAGACAGCTGAAACAAACGCTGAGACTGCTGAGACTAATGCAGAGACTGCAGAAACTAATGCAGCAAGTTCTGCTTCTGCTGCGTCTACTTCAGCGTCTAACGCTTCTACATCCGCTACTAACGCAAGCAACTCAGCAACAGCTGCTGCAACTTCAGCAACCAACGCAAGTAATAGTGCTACAGCTGCTTCTACATCAGCCACTAACGCTAGTAACTCTGCTACTGCTGCGTCTACTTCTGCTACCAATGCAGCTAACAGTGCAACTGCTGCACAGACTGCAGAGACCAATGCTGAGACAGCTGAAACCAATGCAGAGACTGCACAGACTGCTGCTGAATTAGCAGAGACCAATGCAGAAACTGCAGCAAGCAATGCTTCTACATCAGCAAGCAACGCAGCTAGTTCTGCTTCTGCTGCATCAACATCTGCAAGCAACGCTGCTACTTCAGCAACGAATGCAAGTAACTCAGCAAGTGCAGCATCAACAAGTGCTACCAATGCTAGTAACTCTGCTAGTGCTGCAGCAACATCTGCAACTAACGCAGCTAACAGTGCTACTCTAGCAGCTAGTTACACACCATCTCAAACAGGTAACTCTGGTAAGTTCTTAACGACTGACGGAACTAACACTTCTTGGGGTAATGTCTCAGGTTCTATTTCTGTTACTGGT